CCAACTGCTCCAGGAGGAGAAGAAGCACCATCGCCAGCAGGAACACCAGGTGGCGGAACACCAACTTCGAACACATAGGTATAAATAATTTTATGATATTACGTGAACTTTTTTATTACGATCAAATCACAACAGAGCCTGGTGAGCAGAAACGGTATGATGCTTCAGAAGACCAGTCTGTGATGTCATTGGGTGACACACGTAAAACTAGACTTTCGTTGAAACAGATCAACAAAGCAAGAAAAGCCGGAGAATTCCACAAAGAAGAACAGGAAAAAGAGTTGGAATTTGTGAGGCAGATGTACGCCAACCAACCGGAAATGTAATAAATGTCTATTGCTTTTGTATTAGGCAATGGTCTCAGTCGTAAACCAATTCCTTTAGACCCCTTACAACAATTTGGCAAAGTATATGCCTGCAATGCTGTTTATAGAACATACACTCCCAACTATCTAGTGGCAGTGGATGCCAAAATGATCAATGAAATCTGCACAGCAGGTGCTCAGTTGAAAATTCCTGTGTGGACCAATCCAAACAGAGCATATAAAAAGTATCCAGGGTTAAACTTTTTTGAACCCAGTCTAGGATGGTCATCTGGACCCACAGCACTGTGGTTGGCATCTAAGAACATGCATCCATTGGTATTTTTATTGGGGTTTGACTTCACAGGTACTAGTGAAGGCAAGTTGAACAACATATTTGGCGACACACCCAACTACAAAAAGAATTCAGACACTGCCACATACCACGGCAATTGGAACAGACAAACCAGCATTATCCTACAGAAAAATCCACTAAAGAGATATATACGAGTAGTACCAGAAGGCACCAGTGTGTTTGAGGCCAAAGACCTTAAGAAGTTCACAAATTATAGTGAAATCACAGTGCAAGAATTTAAAAGACGCTTTCATTTGTAGAATCTGCGTCAAACGAGTCCATATCGGACCATTATCTACCCGTTTTTATACCTATTTGTTAAATAATACATGACAGTCTTACCATAGACAATGTTTATGGTTACCATTAACAGTTAATAGGAGAAAACAATGTCAGATAAAAGCAAATTCGAGCAAATGCTTGAAAAATTAGTCGCTGACGATAAAACAGCGGCAGAAGAAATTTTCCATAATATCGTTGTGGAAAAATCAAGATCAATCTATGAAGGTCTTTTAGAAAATGATATCAAAGATATCGAAGTAGAAGAAACTTCAAAAGAAGATGAGTCTAAAGATGACGACGCAGTTGACGAAGCATCAAAAGATGAGTCTAAAGAAGATGATGCAGTTGATGAAGCATCAAAAGATGAGTCTAAAGAAGACGAAGCAGTTGAAGAAGCATCAAAAGATGAAGAAACAACAGACGAATCTTTATTAGACATCGAAAACACAGAAATTGCACCAATAGAAGCACACGGTGGAGACGCAACAGACGATATGGTTGCTGACATCGAAGCACCAGCAGGTGATATGGATAACGGCGACGACTCTGAAAAAGGTGAAGAAGAAATCGAAGACAGAGTAGTTGACCTAGAAGATGCTATTGATGACCTTAAAGCCGAATTTGAAAAAATGATGGGCGATGAGGACAAAGGCGACGACGCTGAAGGCGACGACGCAGAAGACAACGGTGACGAAAAAGAAGACGAAGCCGTTGTAGATCAATCAGCAGAAGGTGAAACTGCAATCGCAGTTGCTCCTGAACTTGGTGAACAACCAGCAGTAGAAACAGCAGAACCTAAAACAGCAAGTGAAGAAATTAGAGAATATGTGAACAAAGTAGGCGTAACGCATACAGATGGTTCAGATAACTCTAAATCACCAGTTGCTGGCAAAAATGATATGGGCGGAACGGCTTCTAACATCGCTAAAGGCGGTGAGGAAACAGGTAGTAAAGCACCTGCTCCAAAAGAAGACAACGCAGGTAACATTAATGTACCAGGCGCTAAAGTAAAACCTGTTGCGGCACCAAAGGCCAAGACTAGCACAGAAGATGATACTTCTGCAAAGTCAATAATTGGCAGTTAATAAGGTAGTATAAGGAAAACGGATGTTATCATTACGTGAGACGCTGACTTTTGACCAGGCGGGAATAGTCGTTGAGACTAAGGACGAACACAACGGTAAATCCCTTTACATGAAGGGAATCTGCATTCAGGGAGGTGTTAAAAACGCCAACCAGAGAGTGTATCCTGTTAACGAAATCCAGAGGGCTGTCAGCACACTTAACGATCAAGTCACTGGTGGATACTCGGTGTTGGGCGAAGTGGATCATCCTGAAGGACTTAATATTAACCTTGACCGTGTCAGCCACATGGTAAATGAAATGTGGATGGACGGACCAAACGGATACGGAAAATTAAAAGTGTTACCGACTCCTATGGGACAACTAGTTAAAACAATGCTGGAAAGCGGAGTTAAACTTGGTGTGTCTAGTAGGGGTTCTGGTAACGTTAAAGAAGACGGATCCGGACATGTATCAGATTTTGAAATCATCACAGTAGATATCGTTGCACAACCATCGGCACCAGGAGCATATCCTGAGCCAATATACGAGCATCTAATGAACACAAAAGGTGGTTTAAAAGCATTTAACTCAGCAAGGGACACAAAGGCACAAAAATATCTAAAAGAACAACTAATAAACATAATTGGAAAACTCCAATCTAAATAGGAGAAAAAGAATGTTAGAAGCACTGAAATCACTTTTTGAAAATAACGGTATTTCCGAAGAGATCAGAGCAGAAATAGAATCCGCATGGAACCAGAAAGTTGAAGAAAACAAACTTTCTGCCACTGCTGATCTTCGTAAAGAATTTGCAGAGAAGTACGAACACGACAAAGCAAATTTAACAGACGCTGTTGATAAAATGGTATCTGAAAGACTCGAAGCAGAAATGGCAGAGTTCGCAGACGACAAGAAAGCACTTGCTGAAGAGAGAGTTAAGTATGCTACTCAAATCGGTGAACACGCAGAAAAGTTAAAATCGTTTGTTTTTGAAAAACTTAAAGGCGAAGTTGCTGAACTATACGCAGACCAAAAAGTTATGGCAGAAAATTTTGTCAAACTTGAGGAATTTGTGGTAGAAGCTCTGTCTAAAGAAATTGCAGAATTTCAAAAAGACAAACAAGACGTTGCTGAAACAAAAGTACGTCTTATCAGAGAAGCAAAAGCACATTTTGAAAAAGTTAGAAGTAACTTTGTGAAAAAAGGTGCTAGTAAAGTGTCAGAAATAGTGAGCAAAACTCTTAAGTCAGAGATCAGTTCATTAAAAGAAGACATTGAAGCGGCTCGCAAAAACGACTTTGGTCGCAGACTGTTTGAATCTTATCAACAAGAATATTCACAATCGTTCTTGAATGAAAAAGGTGAAACAGCAAAACTTATGAAGGTAGTGGACATTTCGAAACTACAGGCAGAAGAAGCGATGAAGACTGTCAATGAGAAGCAAAAAGTAATTGAAGCAAAAGAATTAGAAATTGCTACAATTAAAGAAGCGGCAGAGAGAAGTAACGTGATCAATGAGTTAACACAACCATTGAATACAGAACAAAAAGAAATAATGAACAATCTACTGGAGAGTGTGCAGACGGGTGCTTTACGAAAGCAATTCGAAAAGTACATACCATCTGTTCTAAACGGTAGGACTCCAGCGAAAAAACAGGCTATAAATGAAGGCACAGAAGTAACAGGCGATAAACAAATTAACATTGTAAACAGCAGTCAATTCAATAGCAACATCGTTGATATTAGAAGACTTGCTGGTATATAAAAAACAAAGGAGAAAAAAACAATGTCAGAACTAACAGAAACTCGCTGGCAGGATACAAAGAGTGCGTTACTAGAAGGCCTAACTGGAAATAAAAAAGCAGTTATGGCTACAACTTTGGAAAATACTAAACAGTATCTTTCAGAGTCGGCTACTGCAGGTGCTACATCTGCCGGTAACGTTGCTACTCTAAACAGAGTGATCCTACCCGTGATCAGAAGGGTTATGCCTACTGTAATTGCTAACGAATTGGTTGGAGTACAACCGATGACTGGCCCAGTTGGACAAATCCACACACTAAGAGTAAGATATGCAGAAACAAACAACGCAACTGGAACATCAAATGATGTAACAGCAGGCGATGAAGCATTATCACCATTCAAAATCGGTCAAGCATATGCCGGTGATGGAACAAGTGGCCTAGCAGATGCAACAGCATCTAAAGAGGGTACTGGTGGTAGAGCAATGTCAATCCAAATCTTGAAACAAACTGTTGAAGCAAAAAGCAGAAAGTTACAAGCAAGATGGACATTTGAATCTGCTCAAGACGCACAAGCTCAACAAGGTATTGATGTAGAGGCTGAAATCATGGCGGCATTAGCACAAGAAATTACTGCTGAAATCGACCAAGAAGTTATCAACTCATTAAGAGCTTTAGCGGCTGATGAAGAAGCATTCAACCAAGCGGCTGTATCAGGAACTGCAACTTTTGTAGGCGATGAACATGCGGCATTGGCTGTGCTAATCAACAGAACAGCAAATAAAATTGCACAAAGAACAAGAAGAGGCGCAGGAAACTGGGCTGTGGTATCACCACAGGCTTTAACTGTACTTCAATCTGCAACAACTTCAGCGTTCGCAAGAACAACTGAAGGTTCTTTTGAAGCACCAACTAACCAAAAGATGGTTGGAACTTTAAACAGTGCAATGAAAGTATATGTTGACACATATGCGGCAGACGATACGTCTGTATTGGTAGGATACAAAGGCTCATCTGAAGCAGATGCGGCGGCGTTCTATTGCCCATACATTCCGTTAATGTCTAGCGGTGTTGTGCTTGACCCATCAACTTTTGAACCAGTTGTTTCTTTCATGACTAGATATGGTTATGTAGAGTTAAACAACACAGCATCTTCACTAGGAAATGCTGGGGACTATGTTGGTGAAGTTACTATGTCAAACATTTCGTTTGCATAATCAACAGTAAACACTTACATATTAAAGGGGGCTTCGGCCCCCTTTTTTATTGACTGAATGTTCAGGACTTGACTTTTATACCAAAATGTAGTATAATTAACGAGGAAACACTAACAAGGACTAAAATGAAAAGTATTGCAATAATAATATTATCTTTCTTCATAGTATCTGCTTGTTCAATTAAAGAACCAAGAGTATCATTTGGAAAAAAATGTTCAATGACTGATGACAACATCACTTATTCGTATGTTTGGATCTATGATAAAAACACTGGTCTGCCAGCAGACGAAGAACAGTGTGCGGCACTTCCTAAAAAAGAAGAGAAGTAATCATATGGACTTAATCCAGCCATTGTTTGTCAACGAAAAAGGCAGAACAGAAACGGCTGGATTGGGTGCTCAAAATAGTAGTTTTTCCGAAATCTTAATTAACGAACAGATACAACAAGATGTAGACAAAGGTGTTGACAGTTTCTTGTTGTTTATCACACCACAATATAAAACTTGGACTCCTGATTGGAGTTTTAATCAAAGAATTGTAAATCAAATAAAAACAAAATTTCCTAAAATACAATTAATTGTAGATGTATGTTTGTGTTCTACTTTGCCAGATGGACATTGTAGAGTGATGGATAAACCAGACACCAGTGAAGCATTGTTGATTGATTTGGGTAAGAAATTAGAATCAGCAGGTGCAGACATATTGGCTCCATCAGACATGGGAGATAATACAGTACAAAATTTAAAAGCAGAAACCAACTGTGAAGTGATGGCATATGTGAAATATAGAAGTGTGTTTTACAGTTCATTCAGAGATCTTGCAGACAGCACACCAGCCACTGAAAGAACATATCAATTGCCTGTTAACGGTGATTCAGGAATGACTGCCACAGCAAATAAATTTAAAACACAAAAAGCAGATTATATCCTGCTTAAACCAGCACAACACAGTTTGAATGAATTAAGCATGATATCCATCAGCACATATAATCCAGTAGGGTTGTATCAAGTGAGCGATGAATATAAAGGATTGCCCACGATAGAGCATCAAATAGAAATTGCTAAAGTGTATCGCAAAGCAGGTGCTAAATTTTTAGTAACATACGGAGCAAGAGACATAATTGGTAAAATTTAATATGGAACACGAAAAAATATTATCAGAATTTAGAGAATACATGGATAGAATACAAGTATGGAAAAACAATCATGGAATATTCATTAACGATATTAAAAAATTGGAAAACACAATGAATAAAATGTATGATGAATACACCACTATTTTAATAGATTACCGTAGAACTAAAAAAGATAGATACCTACAAGAAGCCAATTCTGTGCTCATAGAAGCCATAAATCTAGCAAAAAAGTTCTCAAAAGTTGAACTGATAGCATCACTCAGCAAACGATAAATACCTTTAGTTCGAACGTACTTTGACTTATGTCAAAGACTTATGCAGTAATAAACCCACTGCGTACCGGATAGAACCCGGATAGGACTACTTTATAGGAGAAAAAAAATGGGAAGACCACTTAACAAAAGACTGTTCACAACAGCGGCTGGCGGTGCAACTGCCGGTGCAAATGAAATAAAAGTAAACTTTCACAATGGAACAGGTGTTGTAGAAGGTACTATTATCAGACAAAAAGGATCTAAAAAATTCATAGTTGCTGAAACTGGTGCCACAGATACTGAATTTACGTGTGTATTAAAGACTGGTATATTACCAGCGGCTTTAAGTGCAGGCGAAATGTCAATATCAGTACAAGGTTCTGATGCAGAAACTTACGGTGTAAGTAAAATTTCAGGACGTACTTTGACACTTGCTCAACCAAGTGGCACAGGTGCAAATGCTCTAGACGGCTTGAAACAAGCATGGGGATTTGCCGCGGCGGCGACTGGGTCAGTTAAAGTTGAAGAAGCAGGTGATGACGACGTTGCTAACACAGATGACGACGACTTCACAGAAGACGCATAATATAAAATACAGTTTAGGGAGTGGCAACACTCCCTAAATTATAAAAAACTATGGCAAAAACAGTTTATTTAGAATCAGGTAGTTACAAAATTAAGGTAGCAGATGCCAGCAACGAAATCACGTTGGAGTCTGCACTTACTAGAGTTACTGGTGACTTGCGTATAGAAGGCGAGACAACAACAGTTAACACAACAAATTTAGCAATCGAAGACAACATAATTGAACTTAACAAAAACGAAGCAGGTGCAGGTGTTGGAGAAGGCACAGCAGGTGTTAGAGTAGACAGAGGATCACTCACTGGTGTGCAAATGATTTATGATGAATCTATTGCATGGAATAATCCAAGCACACAGACAGTGTCACAAGGACCAAACTTACAAGGACCTGGTTATGGTTCATACAAAATTTCTTCAGCAGACGGAAATGATATACTAGCATTAAGAGTTGCCAACATCAACAACAACAATGCAATTTATTTTGAGCCGGGCGGAACAGGCACATTGAGATTAGGTGCCAGTATTGCTCCAGCAAATTATATCAGCAGAATGAATGACGACAACGATATTCCAAACAAAAAATATGTTGACGACGAAATCAATGCTGTTGTGATTGGTGCGGCGTTTCCAAGAATTGTTCAAGGTGACACAGAAGTTAAAATCACAGACGACAGTTTATCAGGTAACACATCAAAAATTGAAATCAAAATTGATAACACTTTGGTTGGACTATGGGAACCCACTAGATTTGAATTATATCAACAAACAACAGATATTGGCAGTATCAGAATTGAAGGCGACAAGATCAGCAGTCTTAATTCCAATGAAGATTTAGAATTGGTAGCACCAGGAACAGGGTCTGTAAGGGCAAATGATTCCTTTGTGATCGGCAATAGACCAAGTGTGCAAGATGCGGCAATAGACCCGTTATATGACGCCAACGGCGTTAAATTGTATGCAAAAACACCATCTGGCGGAGATACAGGATTATATTTTGTAAATACAAATGATATAAGAGGAGAAGTGATCAGCAAGAATAGAGCACTACTTTTTGGATTAATTTTTTAAAGGAGAAACAATGGCAATAACAAACGCAAACGTAAATGGAACACAAGATGTTCTCACAGTACCTGCAGGTAAAAGTTATGCTGTTACATCTATATTGATCACAAATGTTGGTCCAGAAGATGCTACGGGTGGAGAAGATAGTAATTTCACTCTGTATGCTGTAACTGGAGCCTACGTTGCAAACCAATCTATGATAGTGAACAGTGCATTATTACCAGGAGCAGAAACATTCACACTAGATTCAGAAAAAATAGTGCTGGGTGCTGGAGACGTTATCAAAGTTGCTCAGTCAGGTGCTAACAATCTTTCAGTTGTAGTCAGTTACTTGGAGGTGTAATGAGATATCTAAAACGTCAATCCACTAATAAAAGATTATTAAACGGTAAAGGTTTAATATACACTCAATATGAAACTATTGAAGCACAATCAACAGGTGCATTTTTAGTTCCTAAAGGGACGCAAGTGCAACGTCCTGTAACGCCAATAGAAGGACAATTGAGATTCAACACAACACTGAGACAACTTGAAGTGTATGAGTCATTGGGTGGCGGTGCTCCAGTATGGAAACAGTTTAGATTATCAGAACCACAAAATATTGTGGTACAAAATTTAAGTAATGGCGATGACACAGAAGTAAACTTTGGAAATCTAGATGATGGATTTGGATCAGGATTGGGTTATCCAACTGCATCAGAAAATATTTTAGTGATGGTGGAAAACGTTTTACAAATTCCAAATACCAACTACACATTAACACAAAATCCATGTGATGTTAACAGCAACACCATAAGTGCTGTGGCAAATTACAGTGCAACAGGCGTTGGTGCTTTTGTAAGCAGTAATCCTGCACTGATTGATTGGCAATCTAAAGGTTACCACGTTGGACAAACGGTTGTTGTCACAGGGTCAGCCACAAACAACGGAACATTCACAGTAACAGCAGTAACACCCAGTCATTTAAGTGTAAACACTTTGTTGAACACTGAAGCAAACTCAGTTGGTGGAAACACCTTCGGCATGGATGGAAAAAGTTCTGTTACAGGATTATCGTATCCATCAGGGCAATACATAACATTTGGAACAGCAGTTCCCGTAGGTAAACCAGTCACTGTTTTACACAACTTTGACAAATAATTCCTTTACCAAATTTCAATAAATACTAAAAAAGGAGTGCTATGGCAGTAACCAATGTAGGTAGAATATCAGGACCGTTATTAAAAGAAAATCTTACAAGAACGTCGGATTTGGCTTTTGAAACGGATCTATTGTACATTGACGTTATCAATGGCAGAATAGGTATCAAAGATGATGCCCCCACAAGAGAATTACTAGTATCTGGCGATGCCATTTACAGAGGCGATTTAATTGCCACCAACTCGGCCTCAATTGGAAACATTGGTATAGACGGACCAACAGACACATTTTCAACTTTGACTGGTCCAATTAACATGATTGCTGGTACTAATTTCCAAATGACGGAATTACGCACAGGAAATTTAGCATTCACCAACAGTGGAATAAGAGCATACAATGGTGGAGATATTAGATTTCAACCAGGGCCCGGTGCAGGCGGTGGATCAGCAGATCCAGAATACAACAATGGTGCAATTAGCAATGTCACTGGCAATGGTAGCGACTTCTTCAAACGTGAAGTTACTGTGAACGGTGTAAGAATTATGGCGGCAGGTGCTGTGGGTGGACAAACAGCAGTTCCAGATGCATGGTTAGAAAAAGTTGGTCGTATGTTTGAATTGTTCTTGGATCCATCTGGCGCAGGCATTAATGGAACATTCCAAAGAGCGTTAATTAAAACATTAAGTGGTGACGTAGGAACTTATCATGTAGGCAAACCAACAATACAAAGAGTAGCAAGAGGTGCCGGTGCTGATTATTCCACAAACTTTTTAACAGATCCAGGAATTGTGTTCTGGAACTTAACAAACTTGTTTGATACACACGTACAAAATGACATGGTGTGGTATTTGAATTCAACAGGTGATGGTTACGGAGTCGGCGACATTGACGCACAAGAAGTTATTGAACACGTATTCCACACTCTACACATGCACGGTTTACCTGCAGATGATATAAAATTATATAGTTTCTTAGCCGCTGATTGGCAGTCAGGCGAGTTGTATGCGGCAATGGAAGAAGCATACGATGCCGGCAAGTGGGATCCATCGGGTTATCAAAACCCAGCAGATGATTGGAAGACAAACGCAGATGCATTTGAAGTAGCGGCAAAAGAATATTTGTTCTTACTAAACTTTGCTATGTTTGAATACACAGAATTATGGGATGGCGGAAGTCTTGCTCCAGAGTGGACAGACGATATGCGTACTCAAGCAGGCATTCAAACAAACAATCCGTTAGGTTATGCATTCCATAACACATACATTGCACCAGTAATTAGTAAACCATCACTTGCAACAATTAGAAGCATATTCCAAGATGGTAATACACCAGCACAAGACGATCCAAGTCAAGCAGGAGCATCAGGATATGTTGTAACATCTGTTGGGGTAGCAACAACAGGTAAAGTGATTATTCCATCAGACCTAAACACAACAGGAAATATTCATGCCACAGGAGATATTTCTTTTGATGGAAATATTTTTATAGGCGGTGATGGTGCAGAAGATACTTTAAGTTTTAATGGTGACATAGAATCAAATTTAATTCCTGATGTAACTGGAACTTATGATATAGGTTCTAATGGTCAACGTTGGGGAAACATGAATGTACAATCCATGTTAGGGTTGAATGATATCACCATCGATAACACAATTTCTTTATCAGGTGTTGCTGTTAACTTGGGTATTCAAAACAAATGGTATGTGAGTACAAATGGTACAGATCAACTGGCAGGTAATCACCCTAACTTTGCGTTTGGAACAATACGTCATGCATTGGCATACATTGAAGAAAGCACAGCAGGTCCACATGAATTACACATTTTACCTGGCACATACACAGAACAATTTCCATTAGAAGTGCCAGCAAATACCACAGTAAAAGGTTCAGGCATACGTTCAGTTACAATCAAACCAGATGTTCCGGGAAGATATCAAGATGCATTTTTATTAAATGATGCATCAGTTGTAACAGATTTAACTGTCAAAGATTTCCATTATGATGCAAACACTGATCGTGGATACGGTTTTAGATTTGCACCAAATGCCGGTATTGTTACAAAATCACCATACATACAAAATGTTTCAGTGGTAACACAAGGAGACACACGCACAGCAACTGACCCAAGAGGTTTCGATTCAGGTGACGCTGGTAGAGGTGCATTGGTAGATGGAGATGCATTAGACTCAGCATCACCAAGAGCATCAATGTTATTCAATGCTGTTACATTTATTACTCCAGGTGCAGACGGTATTACTTGTAAAAATGATTCAAGAACAGAGATCATAAACTGCTTCACATATTTTGCAGACACAGGAATTAAATTATTAAGCGGATCAGAATCTAGAATTATAGGTTCTGCAAACGTATATGGTAACAAAGGTATCACAGCAGATGGTGTTGACACAAAAGCATATGCTATATCACACAACTTTGCTTATATAGGCGCAGGCGGAGATGTAGAAAATGACGAGTCGTTATTGGATCAAACTAAAGAAACAGAACAATCCAACAGCGGTAGAGTTTATTTTGTCAGTCAAGATCAGAGTGGAGATTTTAGAGTTGGTGATAATTTTATTGTTGATTTAGGAAAAGGAACAACAAGTATAGATGTTGCTGACGGTGACTTGGGTGCGTCAACATTATCCGTTGGTGTTGCAGGCACAACCACATTGGTTGATGCTACAAAAATAGATGTACCAAATTTTAGAATTTCAAACAACACAATTCAAACATTAAACAACAGTTTATCGATAGGTGCTGTTGGATCATCCAATGCTGTAAATTTAACTGCAAATGTTTTGATGCCTAAAGTTGATATCACAGGCAATGCCACAATAGGTGGATCAGGATTAAATTTTGGAAATGACGCTGGAGACACTGTGAATTTTGCAATGGATTTTGAACAAGATTTATTACCAAGTCAAGACACGCAGAGCAATATAGGTAGTGCAACAAAAAATTGGCGTACTACAAATTCAGCAAGAATAACTTTAGATAATATTGATATTCATAACAACACAATTCAAACCACAGACACAAATTCACAATTAGAATTAAGAGCAAATGGCACAGGTGTAGTTAATTTAGGCACTGTTAGATTCAAAACAAATATATCATCTGCATCAGGAGATGTTGCATTTAGTGGAGGAACAGACAGCACATCAATCAACTCAACAAGTCATATGTTGCTACCATCAGGAACTTCAGCACAAAATCCTAATCAAGGAAATGCTATAAGATTTGATTCAAGTATATCTGAGTTTGAATTATTTTCAACAGGTAAAATAGCACTGAATGGAATCAAAGATGGTGACCGAGACACTCAAATTGATTTAAGCAGTAACAAATTTACTTTTTACACAGCCAATGGATATGCAGGTGAAATAGACGGTTCGGGTAATTTAGTTGTGCCTAATTTTTCTAGCCAAGATCAAATTGCCATCAATGGCAACACAATAGGTGTGGGCAGTGCCTCAAATCCTCAAGCAGGTTTCACAGCAAACGGGACTGGAAAAGTGGTGCTAGACACTGCTAATCTTCAAATTTCTGGATCAGTTATTGAGAACAAATTAGTCAACCAAGATATCACATTCACAGGAACAGGGTTAAAACAAAACAGAACCATAGAGTTTAATTCAACCAACGGATATATAGGACCATTTGGAACAACTGCACAACGTGATGCCACAGTTCCTAGACAAGGAGCAATATGGTGGAACTCAGACAGTGGTCTTTTAGAAGTGTATGCTGGAGCAGTAGATGGGTGGGTTAGTTCCATTGGTGTACAAGCAATCACCGTGACAGACGAAATTGCGGCTGAACTCAATGTGGTGTACAACCTTATATTAAACTAGTATAAATTAACCTTGTACAATATAATACCAAAAGCACGATAAATAATACTAATGCAGAGTCCGACCAGATTCAGCAGGACAAACCGTGGTACAACCGGCGAAGAACTTATGAATAACGTAAGGTGAAAATTAGGTTGGTGGGACAAGATCCCCGTGCTATAAAGGAGCAAAAACAATGGCTGTAGGTCGAATATCAGGT